TCAGTCCCGCTGTAGGGGGCTGGGGCCGGATTGGGCCCACTGGGCAAAGCAAGCCGATGCTGCGGGTTCCGGTGAGCTTGGCCGTTGGCGACGGGGCTGTGTAAAGCAAAGCAACAGGTCTTGCCAGTGCCCCGCGGGTGGTGTATTGTTTGTTCAACGGAGGCGATCGGTCCTCCACCGCATCGCCAGCCATGCCCGCCGCTCGCTTCCACGTCATCATCCGCAAGCCCGGCACCACTGGTCCCGAGGGCATCCACTCCGGCTTCTACGCCCAAGACAAGCTGGAAGGTCGCGTGCGCCTGCAGGAAGAGCTGGCCATGCTCATCGATCCTCGCGCATGGGAGGTGCAGATCTTCGACCTGCACGCCTGAAACGCCAAGCCCCGACAGGGTTCGGGGCATTACTTAATTTCTTTTTAGTTATGTCCGCCAAACTCGGAAACCTGCTCTGCTTTGTCATCGCTGCCAGCGCCTTCGCGATGATCGGCCTTGACGCCACCGCCCACCATGGCTCGACCCATTCAGGGACCCAGGAATACGTCCGCCATGACTGAGCGCAGTTACTACTTCTACATAGAGAGCGCCTCGGTGCGCGAATGCATCCGGGCTGAAAATTTCCAGCAGGCCAAGGCTGAGGCTTTCGATGGCTGGATCCAATACTGGGACGAAATCCGCTGGCTTAATCCCGACAAAGACAATCACCTAATCACCAATGGCTGAGATCAAAGGCGCACTGCTGCAATGGGCTGACACTCCTGAGGGTTCCTACGGCGAAGGCGTTAGCCGGCCAAAGAGCGGCAGCCGAACCAAAGAGTTCCGGCTGATCGTCTACCCAAAAGGCGCCAAGCCGCTCACATGGATCACCCGCGCGGAAAACAAAGCCGCGGCCATCAAATATGCCCAAAACCGCTGGCCATCTTGCGAGGTAGAGGTGGCATGACCGATCCCGTTCGTGCAAGGCTCTATGAGCTTCTGGATCGCAGCAACACGTTCAGAGCTGGCCAGCAATGCGAACGCGACCGGCTGCGCCTGCTGATTGACGTCCGCGTAGAACAGCTACGCGGCACGCATGGCATCCGCAACCGCGAGCAGCTTTGCGCTGAACTTCACCGTCTCAAAAATCTGATCGAGCCATGACCGAGCAACAGCTGGACCAACAACGCGCCGATTTCATGGAGTCGCTTTACCGCCGCAGCGGCCGCGATGAGCTGCCCCTAGGCGATGCGCGCCGCAAGACCTACACGGGCCTGTGGGATGAGTTCTGCGCCGACATTGCGGCCAACTTCCGCGACACGGACTACGCCGAACTTCACGCCAAGGTTTGCATGGCCATGGACGAGTGCCAGTCGGTGTTCACCCACAAGCAGGCCCAGCAAGCCATCCAGGTTTGCCGCGCTGAGTTGCTGGGCAAATGGGCGTAATGCCTGAAGGCCGCAAATTCAAACGCGGCGAAAACAACCTCAACGCATTGCTCACGCCGGAGCTGGTCCGCAAAATGCGCCGGCTCCGTGACGAGGGTTGGAGTTATCGGCAGTTGGCCTTTGAATTTGATGTCGATGAGAAACACGCTTGGCGAATCTGCCGACGTATCGCATGGGGATGGCTCGATGCCTGACAACGTGAACCACCCGGCTCACTACACCCGCGGGCCGATTGAGGTGATCGAAACGATCGAAAGCGCCATCCAAGATGCGCCAGACATGCCGACCGCCTACTGCCACGGAAACGCGATCAAATACCTGCTCAGGTTGTGGCTCAAGGGCGACCCTTTAGAAAATGCCCAAAAGTGCCGCTGGTATTTGGATCGGCTCATAGCCAAACTGGGCGCATGATGTACCTGCCTGGGCTGAACCTGCTAGAGCGCCTGGCGCTGCGGATTCTGGTCAAGAGTCCTAGGACCAGCCTGGTGGTGGTCAAAGAGCTGGGATGGCCAAGCGTGTTTGTGGCGGCCAACACTGACGATCCGATGCTGGCCGAGCCTGAACCGCCATCCATGAAGCTTGAGCGGATCTATCACCAGCCATCAGCGGGCGAGGCCGAATGATCCGGCTCCATGCTGGTCGCCTGCTTTTGGTTTGCGACCGCGCCGATCGAACGTGGCACGCGCGCGTAATCCTTGGGCCAAAGCCTGAGCATCAGATTGAAGCTGACACTGGCGCCATAACGCTCCAAGAGGCGCTGCTAAAGGCTCAGATGATCTACCAGGCTGCAGTCAGTCAGATCAGGCCACCGGGCGACAAAAGGATGTGCTGGGACTGCCTGCAATGGGACACTCAGCGGCATTGCTGCGAGCTTGGGTTGCCAGAATCAAAGAGAAGCGGTGGACGCTATGCGGCCAGGTGCGAATTTTATGAGCCGTTTAGAGGTTGTTAGCCGTACCGACAGGGATGGCGGCTACATCGAGACCCTGTTTCGAGAAGGCATGGAGATTTACTATCGCAGCTGCGCCCATGGCTACTGCAGGTATTCATCGGATCTCTGGCAAGCCGAGATGTACCTGGACGAACTGCTGGCCAAATAGAGAGGCAGGTGGGCAGCTTGCCGGAGCAGTCCTGCCCTCGCCGTCGCCTGCCGTCGGCGGACGCTTCGAGATTCCTCTATAGAATTTCGAGCTTGCAGTTTAGTGCTCGCCGTTCAGCCAGCGCGCAATGGCCCACTCGCGCAGTGCTGACCAAAATTCCTGCGCGCGGAACCAAGTGGTCCAATCCTTGTGGCCTTTAGATGAGTTGCAGGCCAAGCAGCAGCTAACGAGGTTTTCGCGGACAGTGAGGCCACCGTGCACCTTGGGAACGACATGATCGAGCGTTGGCGAGCGGCCCAGCGGATCGTCGCAGTATGCGCAGCGGTAACTCCACGCCAAGTGGATCTGATCGCGGGCAGAGCGCCGCGTGACTAGGCGCGTTTCATCAATGTGGTGCTGTTCCACCTAGATCCGCAGGAAGGGGCAAAGCTTGCACCTCGATGTCGATGATGTCCTCATCGCTCGGGATGAACTCGCTGATCTGGCTGTAGATATCAGCCGGCAAGTCGTCCGGGTCGCTGTCAGAGCGATAGATGAGCTTGGCGGAGATCTCTAGGTAAAACGCCCGCATGGGCTGTCCGCCGCTTGGCTAACGGTAGCGGGTGCCACCGCTGCGGCTTGGTTTTCTGGGTTTCTTTGGGATCGCTTCATGCCCTGTTGCCACAGTGCCCCGTCTGTGGTGTATAGTTATTGCATCAACGGAACCGACCAATGCTCGCCACCTTCACCGCCCAGCTCGCCACCCTCAACACCGCCGACCTGCTGGAAGTGATCCGCGGCCTGATCGCTCAAGAGATCTACAACGCTTGCCTCGATGCAGCCATCGACGAGGCTTGCAACCGCGACGCCGACCTGGCCTTTGCCATCGAGCAGATGATGGCCTGACTAGACGGAATCGCCCGCTACCCCTACGCTCCCGCCATGCAATACATCCTTAAAGTCGGCCCCTGGCACGTCGGCCCCTTCGACACCCACATTGCCGCCAGCTGGTGGGCTGAAAAGCACGGCGTCGATAGCTTCACCATGCTGCAGCTGGACGATCCAGCAGAGGCGCCTGGCAAGGTGCTGCGGCAGCGCATGGCACCGCTAAAAAACCCGGCGATCATGCTGCAATAAAAAACCCGGTTGGCTAGGCCGGGTCGTTGTCTCCTCCGCCAGTCGGACGTTAGCCCTTGCTAGCGGTAACGCCTAGGTCGGCGTTATAGCGGCCAGTCTGCGCGTAGCTCTTCTCAACGCGGCCGCTAACCAGCAAGAACTTCATCTGGCCAATGCGCAGGCCAGGCCAAATCGGCAACGGATGCAGCCGGCGCTGGTTGCGTAGCTCCATGGTCAACCTGCTGCCAAACCAACCTGGATCCGCCCAGCCGGCCTCGGCATGGTCCCAGCCCTCGCGAGCGCGACTCGACTTGAGAACAAACTGAGCGCCGACGTGATCTGGCAGATTGAAAATCTCCATCGTCTCCGCCAGGAAAAACTCGCCCGGCTGAATCCAAAACGGATCGTCGGGCGTGTGGCCGTGCAGCTGGATCTTCTGCAGCTCCGAGGTTTGCGCCACCTCGACCATGATTTGCGTGCCCAACCTCACGTCATAGCTGGCTGGGTTTAGCTGTTCCTCGTTAAACGGCGACAGCAGGGAATTGCGCTGGCATAGCCGGCGGATCTCATGGTCTGGTAGCAGCACTGGCGATTAGTAATCCCAGCGAACCCTAGCCCTGCTGCTGCGGATGCCCACATGGACAAAGCCCTTACCGGCTCCGTATCCGATGGAGTAAGGCCAGTTTTTGTCGCACCAATCCTCGACCTTGTAGATGTCGGCTCCGTCAATGTAGAAGTCAACGGCGCCACAACCCGGCTTGTAAAGGTGCTCGCTGTTGCTGGCTCCACCTGCTGCAGAGTTGAAGGCAGGTGGCCGATAGCCGGACGTGATCACCACGGGCTTGCCGCCAAAAGCAACGCGCACACGCTCAAGGAACGCCGCCAGTTCGGCCGCAATCTCTAGCTGGTCCGCACGGTCAAACCGCCTGGCCTCTTGATTTAGCGCAAACTCGCCAAGGGTGACGTGGGGCGTCAGCCTGGCCGTGAAAGGCGCATCAATGCTGAGCTTGGCCGTTTCCTGCTGATACTGCGGCCGATGGTTGCCCCAGCATTTGCCCTCAGCCTTACGCCGCCGCAGCAGGCCCGCCTCGACGTTGGTGCCAGGGTTGCGGTATAGCTCCAGAGCAGCAGGGACTCCGGCCCAATCCTTCTCTTTCAGGCAGCGGCTGATCGTCTCAAATCCCCCAGACCCGTAAAAACCAGAGCCGAGGTTGTACGCGAACGACACCAGCGCAGATTTCTGGTTGTCGTCCATCTCTTTCCAGAACGGCACGCTGGTGCGCAACTTCTCAGCGATACGGTCCACTTCAAGCCGCAGCAGCATGTCGGCTTCGATGATTGTGATCCGATCGCCGCGCTTGACCGGCACGCCGCCGCTGTAGCGCGTGGTGCCGTAGCCAATGGTCCAAGGCTCATCGCCACTTAGCGGGTCTGGGTAGGCGCTCAGGTGCACGCCCTCGAACTCTTTAATCAGTGCGATGGCCTTGGATAGATCAGCCTGCTTGCCGTCTTGGCTCCAAGTCTTGAACCAGCCGCGATCACGGCGCATTGCCGTTTCGTAGCCGTTGCTGGCCAGATCGGCTTCTAGCTCTTTGATCGCCGCGGCCTGGTGGGGCAGATTCCGGTAATACCGAAACAATGCCTCAAGGGTGATTGTCGCCGGGTTGCTCATCGGTGGCCCAGGGTGCAGATATGCGCAGCTCATCGCTGCTGATGATTGGCGGCGGCACCGCAGCAGGTTGGGTTTTGTGCCAATCCTCAATCTCGCGATCTAGCCGCGGTTTAAGGGTGGCCTGAAATTTCCAATCCTGCGCTGCTTTGTGGACCTGGTGCCGCCAGTCCTTATCGCCAAAGCGCAAGAGCCAAGTTGTGCCGCCTACTTTTTTTTGGCAACAATGTTCAGCACTTTGACCAGCAGCTGCACCCAGCTGTTTTCGCGGATAGGCAGCAGCGTGATGATTTCACTGCCAGCAGCAGCAATGATCGCAATCGCGGCGAGAGCGGTGGGATCCATTTGGAGACGTTGACTGACTGAAAGTTAGCCCTGCTGTTCAAGGCGACGCAACCGGCGTTCGTGATCGTCGAGGCGTTCTTTGTGATCGCTTCGTAGTGCCGTGATCTGCTCCAAGATCAGCGCCACTCGCGCATCCATCACGCTGGCACGTTTATCGATACGCCAAAGCGCACCAACGCCAGCAATGATCGCAGCCGTGGCTAGTGGTGTCAGGAATGGATCCACGGCAGCTCTGGCTACGATTTCATTATGGCGGCACGTCGTCCATCACCTGGCCGCAGCGGCCGTTTAGGCGAACTTGTGCGCCTAGCTGTACTGGTGTGGTCCGCAACACTTCTCACGGCCAGCTATATGGGAATGCTGCCGAAAATGGACCCTACTTTTATCGCCTCGATCTTTACCGGCTCGCTTGCTTGGTATGGCATCAGCAAGATCGAGCGGGCTGATAACTCTCGCAACTCAAGACCATGAGATGGCTGCCGCTTCTGCTGATACTTCTACCGCTACCAGCTGCTGGTCAAACGGTCACGCCCAATTTCACCCAGGGCAGCATGACCAGCACAACGACAACGACGCAAACGATCAGCGAGACGATCCAAGTCAAGATCTACGGCGGGGACTACGCCAGCTATTCGGGCGTCAATGTCACGCCGTCGGGCGCTATTGGAGCAAGCGGCACCACCTACAGCGTGACCAACGCGGGCGAGCAGTTCCAGCTCGAAACGGTCACCAGGGCGGCAGGCATCGTGGAGCAGCAAGACATCACCCGCACCATCACCACCAACTCCACCACCAACTCGCTGTCGGTCTTCTCTCAATAGTCTGCGCGCTGCCAGCTGCTGCGCAGGATGGCGGTACAACGGCGATTGCTAATCCGGTGGCAACGTCAACCGGCAGCGTCAGCAATCAAGCGGTGCAGATCAACCAGGGCAGC